TTGGAGAAAGAGCTAGTGCCAGGCATAACCATCGTTAATGCGGCGCCCCCAACTTTCTCTGTCAACAGTCTCTGTAATTGCTCACTGCGAACCCTTGGGTCTGGGTTCATCATCGCCATGCCAAGCTCTTGCACACCTTGCAAGAAAGGCATCTGCAATGCGTACTCAGAGACGCTCAGTGTCGCTGCTGTTGCAAGCGCATCCAGTACGTCAGGGTTTTCTTCGTACTGCGCGTAATACGCAAAGTCAGCCGCCATGGCTAACACGCCAGAGACTGGGTCAAACCGAGAGTAAGTAATTGATAAGTAAGTGCCGTCTTCCTGGCGTACATTCACAGAGTACGGTTGGAACCCAAGGTTACTTGTCCACGCTGCGCGTGCTCTTGGGTCGGTTGGGCCTGCGCCTGTGATGATCACGTCGTTGTCTTCGCCATACAGACCCATTGACAACCAGCCCATCATGCCCATGACCATCGACCCGGTAGCAATACGGCTCATTGCCATGTCAGCTTCGCGCCCACCTGCCTTGATCTGGCTTAATGTTTTAGGGTGAAGTAAAGCAAGCGGTGATCTCGCAAAGGTTTCGCCCATGACGTTTGTTGGCGTCTTGAAGAACGGTACGAATAACTTGATTAAAGGATGTGACATAGCGCGTTGCAGGTCGCCAAGGAATCCATCCATATCACCCTGGAAAGTCAGCTTGCGTGCCGCCTCGTCTGCTGACCGGACCATATCCAGTGGAGGGTCCATCAGGATTTTGGTCTTGCGCTCGACGTATGCTGCCTTGGCTTCATCAACTGTTTTGCCGGCTGCAAGTAATTCATCGTACAGATTCGCCGCATCAATTTCTGCTAGCTGATAAATTTGTGATCTGCGCGCAATGCCCTTGAAGAACTCGTCCTCCGCAAGCAAAGCTCGACCGCCCATCCTGGCAACGATGCCCATCGTGTTGACGAACGCAGCGCCAACATTTCCCTTTCTAATTTCTTGAACAACTACTCTTGGGTCGCCTGTCGTACCAATGGCTCTGCGCTCACGCACGTCAATTTTCGACGCGACGTCAGAGGCCTCTTCGGTAAACGCTGTTTTACCTGCGACCAGAAAAGAATCAAACGCACTGGCGCGGATGCCTTCTAACTGCGCTAGCGCTTCACGCGCACGCACGCGATCGGCGTTGCCTGTAATGCCAGAGCGCACTTTCCCGATGCCTGACGCGACAGCTGTCTCCAAAGAGCGCAGCATCATGAATGACGTATTGCCTGCAATGTTGACCATGTGCGTCACGGGAGAGGTAAGGATTGAGTTAATCCAAACCTCAATCATTGCGTCAACGCCCCTGGCTATTAAGCCTTTCTTAGCAAAATCAACTTGCTGACCAGGATCAAGAACCATAAACAATTCAAGCATATGCTCGACGCTTCTTGCATTCTGCAGGTCATACAGATTTGTCATGACGTCAGCTGGGTTAGGGAAGCCAGCTTTGTTCAAAGCTGACGCGACGTACAATGCGCGACCAGCTTCAGATGAAGCGCCAGATACGTTGGCGGCAATTTGAGATACTAGCGTAACCATTTGCCCTGCTTTCAATACAGCAGCATCACGCTCTGGACCGGCAGGCATTCCATCAAATACTGCAATGGCTTCTCTTGTCTGGTCAATTGAAGCCTTGAGCCCGATGATCCCCGCAAGCAGATCTTCAGCACTTGCAGCATCTCCAGGCGCACGCTGTGTCCAATCATAGATCACGCGCTGCATGTCTTGGCTGCTAGCCAGATCGGTTAACGCTTCGATGTTTAACGTGCCTCGCCGAGCTTGCTCAAACAGCGCTGCGTTGTTTTGTTTTAGCGAATCAAGGAATGTGGCAAGATCCATTTCACCGCCGGCTGCAGCGATGTCTGGGAGGTTGAGTCCTTTAACGTAGTTTCCACCAAGGCCTTCGTTTAACGCATCAACAGTGGCTTGGTCTGCCTCTCGAACCAGTAATGTTGAACCAACCTTTTGAATCGGCTCAGGTGATAGCGGGGATACAACGCGCTTCTCTGCTTCAGCTGTGCGCTTTGCCATTCCTTCTAATGCATTGGAAACAACGCTGCCCAGCCCTGCAACCTGATCCTCTGGCTTCGGAACTTCTGGTTGTTCTGCTGGGGCAAGAGGGTCAAAGGCTGGGTCTTCCTGTAAAGGAACGCCATTGTCTGTCAGCACAGGGTCAACAGGGTCAATCACTCCAGGCTGAGTAGAGTGGACAATGTCTTGCTCTAAAGCAGCAACGACTGTGTCTTCAACCTTGTCCTGTATTTTCTTTTCGATCACTGAGCGCCCTCCATACCTGAGTCAGGCGACCCGGTGTTTACTTGCCTGTTTGTGCCTGCTTTGGCTTGTTCAATTTTTGTGCGGAAGAGCTCTTCAAGTTCGCGGCTGTCACGATCGAGTACTGCCCCGAGTCCTGCGCCCTCATCTTGCCCGGCTTGTCCACCAAAGTAATTTTTGTAACCGCCACCTGTTTTATCCTCTGTCCAATCATTTCTTAGTTGCGTCAAATCGGCTTCCATGATGTCGATTTCTGCGTCGAACTGCAAGTCATCTGTAATCTTGCCTAACTTATTGTTTGCAAAATCGACAATATATTCTTTTGCTTTAGCAGCAGATAATGGGCTTTCTTTGATTGCATCTTGGGTAATCAGGATTCGGATTCCAGGTTTACCGTCAATAACGATTGGCTGGTAACCCCTGAATAGCCCGTTTGGATCTTCGTCAATTAATCGCTGGAACAAATCTCCCAGCGCAGATCCATCGCGCAGATTTTCACCTGACGTCTCGATAATGTCGACGGCAAAGTTTTTAGGATTCTTAGTCAATGTCTTAGGCGCGTTTACCCAAACTTCAGTTTGCTGTAACAGGTAACCTAGTCGAGCACCCGCTTCAATTGCCGCGTCTTTGGAGGCGATTGCTTGCTGTACTGTTGATGGGTTTGTATAAAGCTCCCACCCTCCAGTGCCATGCACCGTCTGACCAAGACTAATACCCATTTGATCATTAACTAATTCGATCGCTCTTGCTGTGACCTCATCATTGATCTGTACCTTTGTTTCCGCATCTAGCGTGCCGTAATCGTCGCCAAACTTTTCTGCCCATGGGGAACCAGCCCCAGGATCGACTTCCATTGAAATGCGGCGCGTGTTGCGTGCGAATGCGTCTGTAATGTCTCCGCCGACGTTTGATGTGCCGTACATATTAGACAGCTGCATCCAACCAATTGCTTGAATTTCTGCTGGCTCCCAATCAGATCGGCCCATCCATCCCTGAGCATTCAAATGATCTGTCAGTTGCTGGCCGAACATAGCTCTGCTTTCATACATTGGCCCGCTGATGCCGCTAGTAAAATCAATCTGCAGATCCTCTGGTACATCGTAACCAAGGCGCTTTAAGTGATTGATAAATATAGGATCAACAAGACCTGTGTCACGCCCAGTATGAATGTCTACGACAAATGGCGCCCCGCCTTCTGGTGCGTTGCCCATGATTGAGCGCACGTTCTTTTGATAACCGCTATCCAAGAAGTCTGCAATCTTTTGTCCTGCGCCGCCGGTAATCTCAGATTCAGTCAAAATGTCAATTACAATTTTGTTGGCTGATGGCAGCCCTTTGCCCTTGAGCTCTTCTTTCGGCACGCCGCGTTTGATCTGTTCGTAAATAAACAATACGTCATTCAATGTTTGAGATGGGCTAGAGTTCTGCTGTCCGGCAAACCACGCATCGGTTAACCGCGCCATCTCTTCTGGATCGCCATTTGTTAACCGCTGGAATTCACCGAATACTTTTTTATACCACTCTGAATAATTGCTGATTTCTTGCGGCGATAAAGTTGATTCAATTCTATTCTGCCAATCCTGCGGCGTAATGTTTCCGACGGTGATGTCAGGTAAGCCAGAACCTTCTGGAGCTGGAATAACTGTCCTGGGGTTTTTTGGAGCCCCTGGATACGGCTTGCCTTTTTCAAGTGTGCTTTGCATACGTTGAGTGTGCAGTCTGAGGTTTTCAGCTCCTTTCTCTGGAGCAATAGGTAACCCTCCTTCAGCTCTAACTTCAGGTATAGTCTCGCTCCGCCCAAGCAACTTCTTGACGCCTACAATCGCCTCATCAAGAGCAGCTTGAGGATCAACGCCTGACATTAACTGAGTGCCACGTTCGGCAACCCTGCCTTCAGCACCAGCGATGTAGCCACCAGTCTTTCTGACGCCGGCCATAAACGCCTGCGCCGCTGGGACAACGCCAGGAATCTCTGCCCATTCGCCGAGCATTGATGATCCGGTTTTAATTTTTTCTTTAGCTTCGTCAGTAATGTCTAGGCCATCCACAAAGTCGTACAACATTTTGGTCGTTGCTGCTGACCCGTATTGTTCGGATACCCGGCCCATCCCTTGTAGGAAGGCATTTAATCCCTCGCCTTCTTCCGCGCCAGATGCTTTAACAATTCCTTCCACAATTGCCACAACATCCCCAGGCAAGCCGAGTGTTGCTGTTGCCGCTCCGCCAATCGCACCGGTAGCCATTAAACCAACTGTTTCCCCAAACTCACCGACAGTCATCTCCTCAACCGGCCCAGCGATCGCTTCGATGTTTGTTTGATCCTCAACTCCTCCAAAAGCCTGCGCTCCTGTGCCGATACCTGGGATTGGTGTTGGCTCTGCAGCCGGCCCTGAAGATACTGACTGTCCTTCAGCCATCATTGATGGGTTGACCTGTTGCGCCTCTAGCGCCTGTTGAGCTTCCATGTCAGCTAAATCAATATCCGACTGGGTTACAATTTTGTTGCCCTGAATGAACCGAGCTTCGCCCGTCTCTAGTGACTGTAAGCTGTTTGCAATTTCTTGCTCAATCAAGTTCATCACTGAGCCTCATCTTCTAATCGTATGTACAATTCAAGGCCTTCGATCGCAGCTTTCTTTGCGCTCTCAGTCGGATAGGATGCGTTGCGCGCAGCTTCAAGAAGCGCTGTCGCAGTCAATCCTTTTGACCCGTCCCGGTCGAATCTGCGCTGCGCCTGAGCTAAAGCAGATCGAGCTTTGTTCCGAGCTTTTGCGTCAGCCTGGTCGTCTTTCACTTTCTGAATTCTTGGCAACACAAACGAAATTGCATCAAGCGATGGGTCCGCCCTTCTTGCAAGAATGAGCTCACGCTCAATCTGTGCAACCTTTTGCTGAGCGCCACGGTCGATGATGTCTGCGTTTGCAAACGGCTTGTCAGGCAAGCCGATGTCGCCTTTAACTATGCGCATCGCTTCGTTGTATGTTTCGTCGTCGCGATTGGCGATCTTGCTCAATAATGAGACATACGTTGCGCTACTAATCTTGCGCTCTGATCTTGCATCGTTAACCGCTTCTCTAGTCAGAGTCCCTTGGATGACGCTAAACTCAAGAGCTTCAACAACTTGCCTGTCGTCGTACCCACCATCAATATTAATTGCTTTGAAGTATGAGTTGTATTTTGCGTTATCAATTTTCTTGAGCTCTTCAAGAATACGATCTTGCTCATCAATATCGTTGCTGCTAATTGCCGCAAGGAGCTCTGACTCTTTTGCCGCTGATTGCTTTGTCTTGCGTCTTTCACTAGCAGCTTCTGCTTGCGCCGCAAGTGAGTTCTCCTGAGACAAAGCTGCTTGCATTTTGACGTATGCCTGATTCTTTTCTTCAACGCTCATGGAATCAAACACTGCTTGAATTTCTTTGTCATCAAACTTTGCACGCCCGCGAATCGCGAGCAATCCTTTGCCTGGTGACTCCATGGCCTGGCTCATGACGACGTTAATCTTCGCGTTTGAGACAGCCTGATCTAGCTCTTTGATTTTGGTGTTAAAGAAGTCTGGATCATCAATTCGCTTTGCAAGAGTAGCTATTTGCTGCCGCGCTATTTCAACTTTTTCGTCAGGGGTTAGTGTTTCTTTTGTCAACGGGTCTTCGGTCGGCCCAGCCTTAACAATGGTTTCGACGTCTCTAATAAATGTCTGGACGCTTTCTAAGATGCTGATTTTTTCATCTTTCTTGTTTTGCGCAGCCATGTCTTTAGCTGCTGCCAGATACGCAGAGTTAGAGATAACGCCAATAGATGCAGCAAACTTTTGGGCTGCAAGAGGGCTGACCTGGTTTAAGATTTCTTGATGGGTTTTGCTTAGTGACTCTAAGCTAGATTGCATTTCATTAAGACCAATTGTGCCGGCCTCAAATTGCGCTTGTAGCGTTGCAATCTCCTTTCTTGCTGACATCTCCATATCAAGCGACAAGCTATCAATTGCTGTTGCCCTAGCCGCTCGCCCAAATACAGTAGTCTTGTCGCCAGGCAAAACGGTAGAAATATCTTCGCCAGACTTTTTCGCATCTTCAATCTGCTCTTTTGTTGGAGCGTTGATTGCGCCGTACTCTTTGCCTTCAACTTGAGCTTTGATCTCGGCCTGCTTGAAAGCAAAACTTGATAGCCTATCTAGTGCGCTAGACAAAGATTGAGCAGTGCGCGCAGATTCTTGGATGCCTACAGTGGTCATCTGTGGAATAGCTGCTAGCTGTACACCGGCTTTTTGATAGAGTGGCATTACCATTACGTCTTATCCTAACTGGTCGCAAACGGGTTAAGTGACGCGTCAGGACCGCCCAGCGCACTGTATGTGCCGACGGCCATGCCCATCGTGCCAATTGCATTATAGAACCCTTGGCGCCTTGCCTGGGAAGCTGCGTCACGGTACTGCGCCGCATTGATGTCACCAGTGACTAACGCAAGCGCTGCGTTTTCTTGCGCCAGGTAAAATTCTTCTGTGCCTGTCTTAGCGCCATAATCCTTGATGCTTTGCGGCGTTCCGCTATATGGGTCAAGGCCGCCTGATGCGGCGCGTGCGGTAACGGTTGATAGGTTCTGGCGTAACTTCTTGAGCACTGCTACGCCTTGCTCCTTGTATTGGATCTCGGTGCGCTTTGCTTTGAGCTTTTCAATTTCAGCTTGACGTTGATATGCCCGCGCTTGAGCGCGCCCTGCTTGGATCTGCCCTACAGCACTGACTGCTGATAATGCTAAACCTATTCCTGCCGACATATCATTGCCCTACCGATATTTTGTAATCGAGCGCCAGCACATTCATTTTGAGCGGCACTGTCTGTGTAATCGTAATCTTACCTTCTTTTTCAAAACCAAGCAGTGGACCGGAGCGCTTAGTGCCGGTAAATTCCTGAACCGCCTGGTCTAGATTGTTTTCGCCAAACTGGCGGAAGGCAACCTGCTCTGTGTTGATCGTTACAGCCTGTGATTCAAAGTGCTCTGAGTTGATCTCCAGGATTCGCTTCTTAAACCCACGAATGTTGCCTGATGGCAGCCTTGGCTCAACCGGCATCGTGACTACCGTTGGCGTGTAGTTTAGGCCAATTGAATATTCTTCTTCGGCTGCAATCGTAAACGTAACCGCCCCAGAAGCGACGACTTTGTCGGCCTCCACAATCCCGTCTCGGATAACCTTGACTGTCTCTGCCTCTAAGAAACCAAGCCCAGATACCGACGCGGTAGATGAGCCAACAGTTTCTGTTTTCGCGCAATCTAGCGTCAGGCCTTCCACAAACAATTCAACGTAGTACACGTCGCTGCCGTTAATGTTTCTTTTGGTAACAACATATGTGTCTGCAATGTCGACCCCGATTGAAAGGTATTCACCATCAGTGGTCCATTCTGTTGGGGCAATAATTTCTTGAGATCGCAGTAATGTGTAGCAGGCGATCGATCCATCGTCTGCGTTGACGATTAGCAATTGATCGCCTTCATCTGTGGAAGTTGCTCTGCGCACCGCCATGTCTGACGGGGATTTAAGCAAGTGGGACGACAGCAATGAGATCTTGGTTGTGACGTAACCCTGAACTGCGTCAGAGAAAATAAACTCAGCCAGCGTTTTGCCCTGGCGCTGCACGAATACAGTGGCGCCATCGACGTTGACCACCCGGATACCAACCCTTGCTCCGTTTGATGTTTGCTCCTGCACCGACAGGTTGGATGGCGTGATCGGATCGCCTAATGTTTGCGGTACATAAAACTCACCGCCTGTTGTAAAGATTTGTAGATTACGTCCTGCATACAAATCAACAATAGCGTTAAAACGTCCTGTATCCAGAGTCGCCTCAATCGCAGCGTCATCAAAGTTTTCGCCTGGGTCAAAGTTGAAGAAATTTCCTACGCGGCTTCCCCAGAATGTTGATGGCCGAGATGATGCGCCACCCATGTATAGGCGCCCTTCATAAAATACTGCGCTGCGGGGCCAGCCTCGTGATGCTGACCAGGTATCCTCATAGCCTTCTTCCAAGTCCCAGTCGCCAGAGCTGATCGTTGAATCATCAAATAACGGCACCTCAGATATTGCCTTGACTGACGTGCTGCTGACGTAGTCAATAATCCGCAGCCTGCCCTGTGGAGAGACGTTGATATATTGATCAATGTGCGCTGCAAGAAACACCCCTGCACTTGCAGTGATTGTGATGTTTCCACTTGAGGCATCAGGCGTAATATCAGCAGCTGGGTTTGACGTGCTGATTGTGTACGCGTACTGAGGGATGAAGTTGAACGACACGTCCGAAATGGTCCATGAAGAGTCTGACGCTCCGCGTACAATTTTTTGTGGAACCAAGCTTTCTTGGACAATGATTAACGTATCAGCTGATTGAGCCCAACACATTGTTGGAATCACCGCATCGGTGATCTTGGTCACGACCAGGTAATCATTCCCTGACCCGTTAATATTTGTGATAAGAACGCCATCCTTGAATACATACATGCGTTCATCAACAAATATCAGCATATAGCTGTCATTGACCGAGAACTCAAAGTTTACCATCCGCACAGCGGTTCCAGCAGACGATGGGAGCTCTGCTAGGTACTTAGTACCATTGCGGCGAACAAACCCGCCCTGCGGCTGTACAACGATGTTTTGAGCAGTTTCCAGCCCGTTGTAGTACTGTTGAAGATCAATCCGCGCTCTCAGCTTCGGATCAAGTTCTCCAGATGTAAAATTTGTTTGCACCTGGATAATTCGGCTCATGCACGCACCGCCGTTAACGTGAAGTCTTGGAACGCCTCGATCGAGTTATTCGCGCCATCAATATTTGCTGCAACCCTAAAGAAACCACCTCGCCGGTTTTCAGCCGGGGTGCCAAATGCTTTTTGCTCAAAGTACTGAGCCTTGGTGATTTGGTCTGTGACGGTTTCCGCTATCTCAGCAGCCATTGCATATTTTAGAAGCTGGACAAAATACGTTGGGATAATCGACTCGCCTGGGGAGAACTGATAGTCGACAAAGATTGTCTCTTCGTTTGTATCAACATGTTCGCCATGAACTTCCCACCCATACTGGATTGGAGGTACGCCGACTGCGTTGGTATTGTAAACAGCTCTGACTCCTGCCAGCGTATCGCCAGGCAATGCGTACTGATACTTCCACTCGTTTGGCGGAGTTGTTGTCAGTCGAGCAAGCTGCGTTTTCTTAAATGACCACGACCAAGGATATGCCGCAACCAAGGAATCTTTAAGATCGTCATATAGCCGGTCGCAGATCTGCGCTGCGTCAGTACCTTCCGAAAACGACGAAAGAGGCGATGCCCCCAGGAGAATTAATGCGTCCGAACAGATGGACAGTTTGGTATCACCCGATGCCATGTATCACCTCATATAGAAAAGGCTCCCCCGGAGGGGAGCCGATTCGATTAGTCAGCGTCTGCTACTGACAGTGCTGTACCGTCAGAAACGTCAACGACTGTTCCAGTGTTTGACAACACAACAACAAGCGATGCTGTTGGAGTGTTTGAGTCGTACACATAGACCAGGTCACCAACTTTCAACACGTCGGCTGCATCATTGAAGTAACCAGAAGTGTTGACTGTCGCAATCGCGTCAGCTGATGTGTAAGACCACATTTGTGGTGCATTACCAGCCTTGCTTTGACCGCCGATGGGCTGAAGCCCTGTTACTGAATATGCCATTGTTCAAGCCTCCTTACGATTCACGGCAAGTGATTGTGACGATACCTTCGTCATCAATCGCAACCGCACCAGCTGAGAACATTGAAGCAACCAGGTAGCTGGTCTTTTCTGCAATGTAGTCAACGCGTGAGGTTTGACCCATGCCAATGCCAAGTCCCAACGCGTCGCGGTGGAAGGCATAACAAGTACGATCACTTGATCCGTCGATTGGCAAACCACCTTCATCACGGTCGCCAAGTGTTACCACGTTGAAACCGAGGAATGTGTTGATGTCGCCTTGGACCAAAGCCTTAACTGTATTGAAATCAGAAGATGTTACTTCTGTTTCACCAAGCAGCGAGTCCAAAGAGTTAGCGTGGATCACAAGGATACGTCCCTCGGAAGGTACGTTGTTTGCGTCCAGTGCTTTCTTAGCGGCGCGCATTTTAGCGACGTTAAGGTTGGAGTCTGTTCCACCGATGTCGTTGGACACAGTTGATGGAGAAGACGCTGCTGCTAATGCGTCGAGAACCACTTGGTCCATACGACGTGCGATTGCCCCAGCAACAACTTGGACAAGCTCTTGACGCTCGTTGAAGTTAACTTTTTGCTGGTTGAAGATATCTGAGTACTCAGCAGCAATGTAGTCTTCCATGGTCGCTGTGACCTGGCTGTAAGAAACATTGAGTGGAGTTACGTCAGTCTGTGGTACACGAACTGTTGCGGATCCCTTTCCAATTTTAGGGAACTTGACAGTAGAACCTTCTACGCCAGTACGCTCGCGAGTGAGGCCGGCCAACATACGTTGACCCTGATAGGCTTGTTTGACCTCACTATCAAAGAGCGTAACAAAGGCATTTGATACTTGGATTGCCATGTTAGCTTCCTTCTAAAAAACAAAAACATAAGGTTTTCAAACTCGCCACGGTTGTCCAGGGTGGGCCGCTTACGCAAGTCACCGGCTCAAGAAAAGAGTTGTCGGCTGTTTGAAATATAAACAGTTTTTTCGCATCGGTCAAATGGATGGAGGAGATGGCGCCCGTAGGCGCCAAACTTGATCAGACCTCGCCGTGAAATTCGTAGAATTTACGCTCAACCATATTGGTGTAGGACATGTCTTTGCCGTAACGCGGATCATTGAGCATAGCCTGCAAGTCACCCAGTGTTTGCGTGCTGCCTTCTTGGATCGTCACGTCAGGTATCGTGCGCTCGCCGTATGACTCGCGGATCTTGTTCAACGCCATGATGTAATCACGATTGTCGGCTTTTGACGCGATCGCATCCACTTCCTCAGCAGACAATGCACCTGAATTACCAAGTTTCGTCAGCCATTGATTTAGGCCGCCAATAATCTTGTCAGCGCGTGGACCAAGTCTAGCCATCTCGGCTTCCTTGTTTGTTTCGACCCGATCGAACATCTGCCCCATGTGTTGCATGTAGATTGATGTGATCTGGTCAAACTGATCCTGGCTCAAACCGCTTTCAGCTGCAAACTTCGTGAAGTCATTGAGCATTGCATCATCTTCAGTAACGCCATGATCTTTCAATGAAGCGATATCGTACCGACCGTCTTTCGGAGCTTTATGCTTTCCTTGTGACATCTTGGTCCGCATTTCTTGATAAGACTTGGCCATTGATTCAAGATCAGGCCCGTTGTCTGGGTCCCAAAACTGTTCCGGCATCCAATCAGGTTTGTCGCCCCACTCTATCGTTTCGTCGATCGGAGGAGATTCCTCAGTGTCGACAAGGTGCGGCATTTCCTGTGGTTGCTCTTCCGAGCCCTGCGTTTCAAGCGTTGGATTTAATAATCCAGTGCCTTCTGCTTCTTGGGTCTGTTGTTCTTCTGCATTCTCAGCAACTTCAGCTGCGTCACTCATGCTTGTCTACCTCGCTCAATGCGTCTCATGATTTCCCGGACAATTGAATTTTGTCCTTCTCTAGCGTACCCGTGTGACGGGTCTTCTCCTGGATACCAAGAGGGTTGATCAAGTGTCGTCCCCCTCAAGTACTCAAGAACTTCTTGGCCGGCCTCAGTTGAAAAGCATCGAACGAACGCCAGGTCGAGATCGTCCTGGCTGATCTTCTTATCAAGTAGGTGCCGGTTATCTGATTCTCTCAGGCCGTCCCATCCTTCCATTGTCACTCCTTACATTGGAGGCCCAGCTGGTAGCGCCGCAGCTTGTTGCTGCTGTGCCATCATCTGTTGCATCTCCATCATCATCTGTTCTTTTTGTTCAGGCGAATTCAATAAGTTTTGCGGAACGCCCATCTTTTCAGCGATGTACGTCAGCATCTCTTCTTGATTGATTGCCATTTGACCAGCTTGACCAAATGCCTGAGCAATCTGGGCAAACTGCAACACCGAGTCCAGGTCTTCCATATTCTGGGCCTGGGCTAGCGGTGAAGTTGGTACGACCTTCACTTGAAGTCCATTAACTTCAAGTGGCAGATCAATAATGTTCATTTGATCCATGACATACAGCACGCGGCGCACGATCGGCGTCATCGCTTCAGTGATCAATCTGCCATATGCCGAGCCTAGGTTTTGAGACAGCTCTTTCATACGTTGTACGATTTCTGTCGCACTACGCGCCGACATGTTGTCAGGCGGCAGCGAATCATCGTACAGCATCTTCTTGATATTCATCACCAAATCATTGATGACCAGCTGAGACGTGTTGAAGTCTGTCGCCGAACGCAATGGACGTAATGATTCACCCTGAGCTCCGCCATTACGCGCAACCGGAATAATAGCGCCTGGTGTAATTTGAATTGTTTGTGGGTTCAGTACGCCGTCATCGGCTGCGGTATATACGCCAGACACAGCAAGCGATGCGTTTTTGAGCACCAGCTCTTTGACCTTGTTGAGTGTCTTGATGTCTGGCAGCGCTGTCACTAATGGACCACGGCCATAGACTTCACCAGGCACTTTCATGAATCGAGATACGATCCATGGTGATATTGGCATGGTGCGGTAAACCAGCTCGCTAGACATTGTCTTGTCTTTCGCCCAGATCAAGTGATAGCAGTACATGTCTTCTTCGACGTTAAATACTGTCGCCTCGATCAGGTCGATTTCTTCGTCTGGCTTTTTGTCAATGACGTCCTGCATCTGCTTTGGAATCTTGGCGTCGGGCCATTGGCGCTGTATCGCCTCTCCTCGGAGTCGCAGCTTGCGGTACACATTATCAACTGTACCGTGCGGACCTTCTTCCAGGGATACAAGATACTGAGGCACAGGAACAAACCGAACGGGTGCATCTCCATCTCCAGGCTGAATCAACATGATCGCGGTGCCGACGCATAGGTCGAGTAAGAATTCTGACATCGCCAGATCAAAGTTGGTCTGCCGGATGACGTCAAACATGCGTGTGTTGTAGATATCAAGCGCTTGCCGAATCTCGCCGCGTCTTTCCTGTGGGATCTCGTTGCCTGGCTCTAAGGTACACCACTCGCGATATGGCGGGAAAAGAGCAGACTGAATACGGTTTGCGAACCGTTGCGTCGAGTTAATTGCTGTCGCATCAAAGACTCTTGCCATTTTATTCTGGCCGGCTGTGCGGCCTTCATAGTGACCTGAGTACAAGTTGCGCTGTGGTAGAGCAAACTCATAACACTCTTCATAAATCGTGCGCCAAGTTTCTTTCCGAGCATCGGCCTTTTCCTGGCGCTTAATGATGTCTTGTGGGGTCATGCGTGCCATTATGCTTTCCCTTTCTTCTCGACACCTTCAATTGTGCCTTTCTGCTTCGACGCGTAAAAGACTTGCTCGCCTTTCTTCTTGCCGTACTTCTGCTTCATGGCAGCCTTGATCTTTGATCCTTTCTCGGTCATTGGCATATCACGCCTCCTGTTTGTTTCGTTTCGCAAAAGCTCTGGCCTCTGCGGGTGATGAGAAACCCCATTTCTTCAGCGCTAATGCATAGCGTGTTGGCTTGCCTTGATCATCCTTCATAGGATGATTCTGAGCAGCGAACCGAGCAGCAAAAGAAACACGCCGAGAGTTGTCGCCAGAAGAAACAGGAGGGCGCAAGTTTCCGCCTTCCTTGTTTTCATAGTACTTCCTGCCTGCTTCATTCAGGCCGCCTTCTGGGTTCTGGTGTTTCTTTAGCGTCATACCGTGCCGCCACCGCCAAGTGTCCCTGATAGATCATCTTGCCTGGTCGGAGATAACAGCGATCGATACCCGGCAACACGACGACGGCGCCGTCTAATCTCAGCGGCCAAACGCTGTTGCTCTTGCTCTTCAGGGCTCAGTACTGGCTCCGCTGGTTTTTCGGCAACTGCTTTAGCAACCCTAGGCGCATCATTGCCGCCGTTATCGTTGCCTCGATTTGCACGCTCGGCATCAGACAATGTGCGTGCATTCGTTGTGCCGTTGTTGCCGGCCATGACAGGGCTGCTTCCATCACCAGCTGATTTACTGGTGCCAGGTTGCGGATTACCGTACCCGTACCCGCCGACCACATTTCTCGACGATCTTGAAGCAGACGCCACGGTTGAGTCGTCATCACCCCCAGGAGTAACGCGATAAGATCCACTACTTTTCTTACCAGCTGCAGCCTTAGCTGCTGCGGCAGCTCTTGCTTGCTGATCCTTTTTTTGCTGTTCAGTCTTTTTGTCGTTCCCGCCATTTCCGCCAGGGCTGTCTGATGACATGATGGCCTCCTATTCGTAACCAGATAAGGTTGTAGATAAGCCTCGTTGCGCATCTTCACGCTCTGGAGACAACAATGATCGTGTGCCGCCGGTACGGCGTGCGCGCTGCTGCGCTGCAAGTTTGCGCTGCTCTTCAGCGCGTTCGCGCTCTGCGCGAGCTTCGGCTTTTGCGTTGAGCTCTTCCTGCTTGCGTTGCGCTTCCTTCTCTTCGGCAGATGGACCGCCACCGCCGCCAAAAATCCCACCCATTAATATGTCCTCGCATACATAATGTAATCGCTACCGTCAGGGCCATATGCCTTCATCAGGCCTTCTTCCTTAAATTTCAGGAACTTGGCCCACTGAATCGCATAATCGCGCTTGACACTTACCACGATTTGCACTCTGAGTAAATCGAGGTGTGGGCCAATCTTATCAAAAAAACGCATAGCTCCGCGACACAAAAGCGTGCCGTGGTTGAAAGCGACTGGGCCAGGCACCAGCCAAGCCTCAGCATTTGTCGCGAACTTATATTCCAAGCCAAAGCAAAGGGCTGGCTCCCGTTTATAAAACATGGTCCAGCCGGTTTTATTTTCTGCCACAGTTTCAAACCGCTCTTTCATATTCGCAATATGTGAGAACAGCTCGATGTCGTCAGCGCTTGGCCCGACCCGGTCGATGTGGGTAGGGTGAAACGGCAGCACAACCAGGTGGCGCATGTTCACAAGGTGGGTAATTTCTTCAGCTGTCACCATATCGTAAAATCCGTTTTTGCCGTGAATTGTTGACCACGCGCTCCAGCAGCACCATAACGTCCCCCGTACCCTCGCGTCATTACACGATGCTCACCGCCGCCGAGCAGTAGATAACCAAACGCATCACCAACGTGCGAGTGTTCGTTTTTATTCGGCGCATCTCGGAATCTTTCTGTACCTCCTCCGACTGCGACGCGCTTGAAGTGGTATCCGCCGGCTAGAGACTTGCGCAGCCGTTGACAATCTTTGTGAACCAATAGCCCAGGCTTTCGATCAATAAACCGATTCATAGGCATCGCTCCCGCTTCACGGCGCACCTGGAAGTCGTTACTGGCCGTAGGCCGAGCGTTGAGTCCGAGCGTGCGCAGATGATCAAAGGCAGTCACCTCAAAGATTTCATCGCGCTTGCTACCGGCAGGGTCACCCCAGACCAAGATATCTTGCTTTGGATAATTCACGTTGATCTCGTTGAGCAAGATCAAGCCGAACCGCTCCAGTCCCATGTCGTCTGTCACGATCTCCTTGAAGATATGCCAAGCGCCAGCTGCTGTGCGCTGGCCGAACACCGCCGCAGGCGTCAAACCAAAGTCGAGCCCAATGTGAACTGGCAGTGTCGGATCGACCTGGATCTCCTCAGTCGACATGACTGAGTCATCATACTCAGGCCAGACCGGACGACCCTCTTGGACATACACATACTCGCCGCCGGCATAGCAGCGAATCCAGTCCAGGTTCTTCCCGCCGAGCTGCTGATCATAATAGCCAGGAGGCAAGTTGTTAATGTTCTCGGCCTTGGGGTTCACTTTCCAGAATTTATTAGCGGCAGGGATTCCAATTGGATCGTCGCGGTTTGTCTCGATCACGCCACCAGGCTGCTTGAAGAACTCCCATTTGTATTTGCCGCGCACCGGCTCCTTCTCCGATAGGCGATACCACCAGTGGTCGTCATCCATCGGGTTGGTGTCCATCCAAATACCACGCCATGGACAACCGCCGTTTGACTTAGTCGGATAACGACCGACCCGGTGTGTTAATCCTTGCACAACAGCTAACGGCAATTCCCTGGCCTCATTCACCCAGGCACCAGTCAGTTCCAGAGAGAGCAGTTTCCTGACGTCCTTCGGTTGATCAAGCGCCATGAAGATCACTTCACAGTCGATGCCGGCTGCGTCCCCACGCGAGGGCAGCTTGATGTGGTGACTGATCGGTGGCGACCAGCGCATCGGCCCCCAGATGTTCTCTGGGAACAGCTCAAGCCATGTCTTGATGGTTGTGGTGCGCAGCTCAGGGTATGAGTTCCGCACGATCACGAATCGTGAGTACCTGATCCCGTCTTTCGGCGACGGTGGCTGCTTCACGGCGCGCAGCATGATCTCAGCAGCGCAACCGTATGACTTACCCGATCCTACCGGCCCCATCAGACCGCGCACAAACGAATCGTCATGCAGGAACTTCCAGGTCGTCGCCGCGCCTGAGAAATCGAGACTCAGCCCACCAAGCGCCTCGTCAGAAGAGATCTGCTTGGTCGTCGTCCTTCTTCGGCGTTGGGTCGATCGTTGGCTCTGATCCGTCGCATTCGTTGCTCTCGCCATCTTCTAATACCTCATAGGTGGTCACTTCTGGACCCTTCAAATTAATTCCCAAAATACTTGGCCGGCTGTCAGAATCACTGTTTGGCTCGGTTAGTCC